CAAAAATAAAATAATTTCATGCAAGAATTTCATATAATAATGTTTGACAATTTTAACCTTTGTTAGGAAAATGAAAAGAGAAACCAAGAATGCTAACAAAAAACGAAAATAAAAGGGGAATGAAAATGGAACAATAAAATCATCACTCATTTTTGAAATCATTACTCATTTCTGGATTATTTTTTCGCAGTCATGACTGGTCAAAAATAAAAAGTGAAAAAATAGCACGAAAAAAGTGATGAAATCTTGGCAGGGTATTTTTCGGTTTTGTTAGGCAGATAAAAATAAAAAAGGTAAAAATAAATGGAAAATGAAAATGTGCGATGAATGGGGGAATGGGAATACGAATACCGATTTTCTTTTAAAAAAATGATTTTGCATTTTCTTTTTCTCTGCCTAACAAAAATAAAATAATTTCATGCAAGAATTTCATATAATAATGTTTGACAATTTTAACCTTTGTTAGGAAAATGAAAAGAGAAAACAAGAATGCTAACAAAAACGAAAATAGAAAGGGGAATGAAAATGGAACAATAAAATCATCACTCATTTTTGAAATCATCACTCATTTCTGAATTTAATTTTCGCAGTCATGACTGGTCGTAAATAAAATGCGAAAAAATAGCACGAAAAAAGTGATGAAATCTTGGCAGGGTATTTTTTGATTTTGTTAGGTAGAGAAAAATAAAAAAGGTAAAAATAAATGGAAAATGGAAATGTTGGGTGAATGGGGGAATGGGAATATAAACACCGATTTTCTTTTGTATTTTAATTTTTCGTTTTTTATTTTAATTAACCTAACAAAAAACGAAAATAAAGGGGAATGAAAATAGAACAATAAAATCATCACTCATTTTTGAAATCATCACTCATTTCTGGATTATTTTTTCGCAGTCATGACTGGTCGAAAATAAAAAGCGAAAAAATAGCACGAAAAAAGTGAGAAGATATTGACATGGTATTTTTCGTTTTTGTTAGGCAGAGAAAAATAAAAAAGGTAAAAATAAATGGAAAATGGAAATGTTGGGTGAATGGGGGTGTGGGAATATGAATATCCATTTTGTTTTGCATTTTTCGCATTTTGTTTTTTGTTTAAATGAACCTAACAAAAAACGAAAATAATTTCGTAAAAATCTTGTATAAAAAGGGCCGAGACCCTTTTCACGCAAGATTTTCATATAATAATATTTAACAATTTTAACTTTTGTTAGGAAAATGAAAAGAGAAAACAAGAATGCTAACAAAAAAGAAAAAAGGGGTATGAAAATGGAACAATAAAATTGCCACTCATTTTTCAAATCATCACTCATTTCTGGATTTTATTTTCGCAGTCATGACTGGTCGGAAATAAAATGTGAAAAAATAGCACGAAAAAAGTGATAGAATATTGACAGGGTATTTTTCGTTTTTGTTAGGCAGATAAAATAAAAAAGGTAAAAATAAATGGAAAATGAAAATGTACGATGAATGGGGGAATGGGAATACGAACACCGATAATCTTTTGCAGAAATGATTTTGCATTTTCTTTTTTGTTTTTTATTTTTCTCTGTCTAACAAAAAACAAAAAATAGAAAGGGTAATGAAAATAAACCAATAAAATCATCACTCATTTTTGAAAACATCACTCATTTCTGGATTTAATTTTCGCAGTCATGACTGGTCGTAAATAAAAAGCGAAAAAATAGCACGAAAAAAGTGATGAAATCTTAGCAGGGTATTTTTCGTTTTTGTTAGGCAGAGAAAAATAAAAAAGGTAAAAATAAATGGAAAATGAAAATGTGCGATGAATGGGTGCATGTGATATGAATATCGATTATCTTTTACAGATGATTAACACATGCTTTTTTTATAAAATAATCGGCGTTTTACACCTTTGGTCATTTAAAAGGCCGATTATTTTATAAAAAAATGAATAAGATATAAATATAATTTTTTGTTTAAATTAAAAACAACCCAATCTCTAAACAAACTCAACCATTTTAATCTCCTTTCCCATATTTGTTCGGCAATACGGACATGTATGTTTATTATAATCTACCCATGCTTGAATGCAAACCAAACAAAAGGCGTGTTTGCACATCGTTTCACAATCAATGTCCTTTTCTTGACAAATGGGACAGATTTCCTTTTCCCTTTGAACCACCCCTTTTTTTATTAAACATCGAGCTATTTTATATTGTATTTCACCATTTTCCATATTTACAATGTGATATAAATCCGGTTTCAATTCAACCAACCATTGAGCGATGGATAAGTGGCCGTTTAAACAAGCACGTCGAAAAGCATATTCATTCTCCGCAGAAATATCAATGTCGGCTTTGATTTCCAATAACCATTGAGCGACGGATAAGTGCCCGTTTGAACAAGCACATAGAAAAGCATATTCATTCTCCGCAGAAATATCAATGTTGGGTTTGATTTCCAATAACCATTGAGCGACGGATAAGTGGCCGTTTGAACAAGCATATCGCAAAGCTCCTTCATTCTCCGCAGAAATATTAATGTTGGGTTTGATTTCCAATAACCATTGAGCGATAAATAAGTGGCCGTATGCACAAGCATATTGAAAAGCACATTCATTCTTTACAGAAATATTAATGTTGGGTTTGATTTCCAATAACCATTGAGCGATAAATAAGTGGCCGTTTCGACAAGCATATTGAAAAGCTCCTTCATTCTCCGCAGAAATATCAATGTCGGGTTTGATTTCCAATAACCATTGGGCGACGGATAAGTGGCCGTTTTCACAAGCAAAACGAAAAGCCCATTCATTCTCCGCAGAAATATGAATGTCAGGTTTGATTTCCAATAACCATTTTGCGACGGATAAGTGGCCGTTGAAACAAGCAAAACGAAAAGCATGTTCATTCTTCGCAGAAATATCAATGTCGGGTTTGATTTCCAATAACCATTGAGCGACGGATAAGTGGCCGTTTTGACAAGCAAATCGAAAAGCAAATTCCTTCTCCGCAGAAATATCAATGTCGGGTTTGATTTCCAATAACCATTGAGCGACGGATAAGTGGCCGTTGAAACAAGCATTTTGAAAGCTCATTTCATTCTTTACAGAAATATCAATGTCGGGTTTGATTTCCAATAACCATTGAGCGATAAATAAGTGGCCATTTATACAAGCATTTTGAAAGCTCATTTCATTCTCCGCAGAAATATCAATGTCGGGTTTGATTTCCAATAACCATTGAGCGACGGATAAGTGGCCGTTTCGACAAGCCCATCGAAAAGCCCATTCATTCTCCGCAGAAATATCAATATCGGTTTTTTTCTCCAATAACCATTGAGCGACGGATAAGTGGCCGTTTCGACAAGCACCTCGAAAAGCCCATTCATTCTCCGCAGAAATATCAATATCGGTTTTTTTCTCCAATAACCATTGAGCGACGGATAAGTGGCCGTTTCGACAAGCCCAACCAAAATGAACTTTATCTAAATTAAAATGAACGGATGGAAACTCAATCAAGGGCATCTTTGAAAGATAAGATAAAATAAAAAAGATAAAATAACTCATTTTTATGGAAAAGGCCCCGGGCCTTCATCCTGGGGCTTCATCGCGAAGCTTATCCCTCGTGGCGACCCCGTTTATCCAACAACCAGACGCAACCAACCTTGTATTTTTACTAGACCCATTATTGTTTGATGACAATTTACCAGATCTTAGATACTACTTTTCTAAATCTATTGCTGCTATTAGAATTTGAATTGGTGAAATATTGGTGACAATAAAAAAATATTACATTGACCACGGATTAAAACTCGGCAGCATGCATGCAGCGCAGCGAAAATATGAGGGTGGTGCCTCGGGTGGTGGGTGATTTTTACAGATTTATATACTCTCAAATATAGACAGAGGGTCGCAACGAGGTCCAGCTTTATTTATTCTTTTTGTTAGGAAGATGAAATCAATAAAGGGTTTAAAATAAAATGAAAAAGAAGTGGGAATGGACGCGAATATAGAACATTTTTCTTTCACTTCTTTGGCAATGATTTATTCTTTTTGTTAGGATGGCGAGTAGGCGCAAAAATCATCACTCATTTCTGAAAACATCACTCATTTCTGAATTCTTTAATATAGGGGAGAGGGCAGACTAAACAACGCGACGAGGGAGCTGGTTGGGTTAGGGTGATACACTACGAGGGAAAACGTTACCTCATTTATTTGTCAAATATAATAAAAAATAAAGAATATCAGCATTTCCAATGAAGATGGATTTGAATTTGGTTTATAGGGCGAAAGAACATTAATCACATTAACCACATCAACATCATTCATAGTATCTAAACTCATGCTGGTTGCGTGCTTACATTTCCAAAATCTTTCAAATAAGAAGGCATTACATACGGAATATTCACCACATCATGTTCTCCAATGGTTGGAAGAATATTTGTCTTTGGTTTAGTTTGTGTATTATCATTGGGAACATGAAGTTTATCCAAGACTGGAATAATATCATCAATAATTACAAATTGTCCCCAATCGTCGCACAAATGTGTCCCACTGACCGCCATCATTGAAACATAAAATCTTGACAAGAAATAATTAAATAATTTGTTAGTTTGAATTATTGTAATATTACATTACAACTATTATAATTTATTCTTTTTTGGATAATGGAATATTTTTGTCATTTTTAGTATTCGCTCTATCACGTTCGCTATCGGTATCATCATTGTTATTTTCACACTTAATTTTTTCAAGTATTTCAAAGTATTTATTAATTACTCCCATTTCTATTTTTTTTTCCTGTTTTGCATTGGAAAATTGTTTCATAAAATTCCGTGCATTACGAACAATTTGTTTACATCGTTCAGGATGATGATTGCACCAAATTACTTTTTGTTTTAAATCACTGAAATCATCTTTGAGCAAAATATAATGATAATTGGGAATAAGCGTAGTTTCCATTAACCATGAACAAACTCTAGGTTTTGCCATCATTACTACGCTATTGGAATTTAATTTCCAATTTAAACCTGTATCTTTATCATTGCCTTCAACCGAGAGAATATATTTAAACTTTAAAAATTGTGAAATATTACATGAACCTTTTACAAATTTTTTGTATTTTTTAGTATATCGTCCATTTCTATTTTGAACTAAACGAGAAAAACCCACATTAATTATATCACATTTATTACACCATCGTTTTACAAGTTTAAAACGATTTGCAGGATTAGTTTCATTACTTGTACTTACACCTCTCCAAAATACTTTGTTTTTCTTTTTATTGAACGGAATATCTTTGGGGCGGTTATAATAATTGCTCCAATGTCTATTAAAATTTAGACAACGCAAGATGACTGAATTTTTATTTCCAGCACATCGAACTTTACATAAAACTAAAGAATGTAATGGTTTATTTATATCACCAGGTTTAAAATAAAAATTTTCGGTAATGTGTTTTGTTTTTGTTAGCAATTGTTTCAATGCAGGGTCATAATTATTTTCTTCAACAAGTTCTTCTATTGACTTTTTATTTTTATCATCTTTATCATTTAGTATTGATGTCAAATTACATGTATTTTCTTTTGTTAGTTCTTGTCCTAAATAAAAGTTTATTCTTGTGTCCATTTAATTTAATATGATATTAATTTATAAATAATACATTCGAAAATCTCACTAAATATTCAAAAGAAGAAGCTCTTGATAAAAAACCTGGAGCATTATTACAAGGTTCGGATACAAACCCCGAAACCATAGCCGAAATATCCCAAGACGCAAGCAGAAGCACAGACAGAAACACTAGAACAACAAGAAGATGATAATAATTCAACTGGTTATGATTTGTATATATGTCGCGAATTATTAAAAAAGATGAACGGCGAATTAACAATAAAAAACAATGAAAAAAAGCAGGTGTGGTAGCAATGATAAAACTAGTTGTTTAACATACACCATACATATACAACACAGGTAATGAATGCATGCAGAAACATTTATTTAGAATAGGTTTTTCTTTTCTTATTCATATTTTTATTGGTTTTCTTATTTTATTGGTTTTTCTTTTCTTGTTTATCTTTTTATTGATTTTCTTGTTTTTATAGGTTTTTCTTTTCTTGTTTATCTTTTTTATTCGTTTTGTTGTTAAAATGTATGCATTTCCTCCTTTTTTTTGATAATAGGAAGACTTCACCAAACCCTTCTTGGACGGAACCGAAACCGAAGACGGATGGACCGGAGATGGGTTGGACAGAGGTGGCTTCGAAATCGAAGCCATCATATCCCCCCCCGCACCCAAATCCGAAGGTATCGGAGTCTTGAATTTGTGCATACATTCTATTAATAAGTCGCGTATCATTGGTGTGTCTTGATGCATGCGAAACCCACTCACCCTATGACAATCATCATCATGTTCACTAATAAACAAGTCTTCATCATCTATATGGGGAATGGAAAAATAACTTTCGTAATAAATATTTCTCTTTAAAACATCATTATGACGTTGTGAAGTAATGGGTGTATTTAATATTTTAAGTAATGATTTAAAGTCAGTTCCTAACATAATTCTTCCCCATAAATCCCGTGACCCCTTTCCAGCCCAACTGTCAAAAATCATAACATACATATGACCTTCTATCCATTTATTCACTGTAAAAAAATGATGATATGTGTTTCGACCCATAGGTACATCACAATAAATTGTAAATATAAAAATCTCATTGTCTGTGTTTTTATCGATTGGATAATTTGTATCATCTATTCGAGTATAATAAGAATGGCTCCTATTCCAACTTGAAACACTATGAGTATATGCAACCTTTTCAAAAAAACAACTTGCAGATTTTACATATTCAATATAATTTTCCCTTACAAAATCTTCTCCATATTTTGTTATCATATATGATATGAATGCAAGTACCGGAGCAGTATGACCACAACAAGTAGGTGAGGCATGGGCTTTTTGTTCTTTATCAGTTAGTATTGTACTACTACACATGACACATATTTGTAATTGACGCGTTAACAACTCAATCATATTAGAAAAAATTTTATGCATGTTCTTATACGCCGCTGATGATGTATCCATTTCACTTTCCGAATACTTAACATATTCAACCTTATTAGATGGGGTTAATGGAGGCAATCTATCAGATACAAATTCAAACATATCATATATAGGGATATCATCCGGAACATGGAATATAATAGGTATATAGAGTTTTAATTCTCCCACGTCCGGTGTATCGCGAGGCGGTAAAACAATTGTACCATCGGATTGGGTGATAAGCGATGTCATTTATAATAATATCAAATATTTTATTAAGCCCCCGAAATGTAAAATGTATACAGATGTAAAAAACAATGAAGAAAAGAGAAAAGAGAAAGATATGATACAATAGGCAAATACTGCAAATACTGCAAATACTGCAAATACTGCAAATACTGCAAATACTTACATTTTCCCAAATCGCTCCTGAAAGCATCGAACAAGGGTAGAAACCGATACGACACTCATTGGGCCACACAACACAGTGTCATAAATTTTCACATCATTACCAAAGACAAAAGTCAGTTCATCCGCAGTACGAGCAAACACCTGACATTCATCATGGTTTAACCCCAAAGCCAACTGAATAATATAGGGACACTCCCCAACATCCCAAAGGCTCTCGGCGAACTTTTTTGCATCATTAAACGCGCGTTGTCTTTCGAAAGTAGCCGCGGCAACATCCGACACATTATCTGCAATAACGAACGACATAGATATAGATATAGATAATCACACAAAGATAAATCAAACGATGATATCGAAAAAAATAAAAATCCCAAATCATTTTTATTTTTCAACAAAAAAACTAATCAAAAACTAAACCAAACCCAACAAACTAATTCAATTTCCGCCGTGCGAAACAAACTTGCTATAAAATGACCTTTTCTTTTGAGCGTCATTGATATCCAAAGTCAAAAAATAATTGACCGTTAATTTCAACAGCACAAGAGCCGACACAATAATCAACTGCTTATACGTTTTGATGTAATAAATCTTTAAAATCTCAATAGATAGAATAAAACTGAGTGCGAGAGAGATGGAATTGGACAACCGAATTTTCGCTTCCAAGATATCAATTTCGCTGGCAGAGAAGTCAGTTCCCTCCGCAAAATTCAAAGTATAATAATAAATCGCATTCAGCACGGAAGTGAAAATGATGAAAGATGAAAGAAAATACACAAGAAATTCAAGGGCATTAATGTCAAGTTTCAGCACATCATTCATATATTTTTTAATATTTTCCAGTTTCATTATTTCAATCAATCAATCAATAAATCAATCGAGCGACCTTTTGCCTTTATTATACATAAATATTTTGTTGCATACCATCATCCACTCTCCACCACCTAACAAAATCACAAATAAAAAAGAAACAACAACAAGAAATAATAATAATTAAGCCAAGTCCAAAGCGGCAACAGCCACCCTAATACGTTCGCACATCATTTCACAAGATTGCTCACAATAAGCATATTCCGTAAGTAAATCCAATGTTTCTTTCACCGTTAAAGTTTCAATAAATGCATCCCATAATTTCACGATTTTGGCAGCCGCAATAGCATCCGTCAAAAGCCTACTGGTATTAATCGCGCATTTCTCAATCCAAGCACACCAAATTTCTTTCAACACCTGGTCTTGCTCCAAGTCGGTAAAATGTGCCTTTAACACGTCTTGAATGCGACAATGCAAATGCAAATGCAAATTTGTGTCGTCTTGATTAGGCATACTTTTGTAAAGACCACAAGAGCCAGAGCCAGAGCCAATGATGTTCATTATTCTTACTTACTTAAATCCAAGAAATTAAATGATGAATGGTATTTCTTCCAATATAGGATAAATAATGAAATAAAAATAAAAAAAATCATTTTTATAATTTGCATAATAAATATGATTTTTAACTAAAAGTCGTTAACCAACCCATCCATCAATCCATCAATCCACCAACCCATCAATCTATTTTTTTGTAAAGAGCATAGGATGTAGTTCCGTCATTAAAGAAATAAATGTTTTCGTAATAGACCTGATTATCAACAGTGAAATATTTATGATAACTCGTATATTTCACATTCGTTTTGTTATGTTTTTTCTCCGCTACTCCATCGCACCGATTAAATGAGCCAGCCGCGAAATAGGATGTAGTGCATTTAGAATAAGACCCCGGATGGTCGGCAACTCGTTTCCCACCTAACAAGGATTGAATAGATTTGCCTTCATTAATAACATTTTTATTTTCATCATAGTAAATAAATTTGTTATTAAACCCATTAAAAACATTATCTACATATTTGGCTTGGTTATGGTCGCCATCAATGCGAACATAAGAACCTTCCACGCCACACGCATGGAGTGTTTGTCGCACATACAAATAAATTAAATAGGCAACAATAACGCCCAACAAAAGAAAAGTGGTGAAAAAATAATTAATTTTGACCATATTATAAATACATTTTATTTTTTTTTGCACCTCAACCTCTCTCAACGCAACGCAACCAACGCAACCAACACAACTCAACCCAACACCTTTTTCGCAATTCTAAACAATTCATTTTCTTTTATTTTAAATCCAATAGCATCATCTTCCGGTTCATCATAGTCCCCACTTCCACAATTGTTCTCTTTTTTATATAATCTCAAACATATCGAATTATTAGACAAACAACGGCCTTTAATTCGCATTCAAGTTTATAGTCATAATTAACGCCATACGTTTTCAAATATTCCCAAAAGGGAATAATACCATAATCATCCTCTAATATATTTAGAACACAAAAGGAAGAAGGTAAATTCCAATAATTCGCAGAAGTTAGACTTCCCGAAATTAGAATGCTTTTATTTGCGTTGCATAAACTCATAAACGCAACTCCTCCATCATTGCAATTTATATAAGAATTCATAATCAAATCTTTTCTCTTCTTTTCTTTAACCATTCATCACAATTCATTTTTTAACAAAAAACAAAAAACAACCGATAAAATATCCCCAAAAGTAAGAAAACAAAAACAAAAAACAAAAAACAAAACAATGGACGCACTAAATCAATCGAGCCCGCATTTTATATTTTTGTATGCCTGTGTTGCAATAACGCTCATTGTGGCATTTTTCACAGTCGGCATTCCCAACAGCAACGCACTTACAGCGACGATAGTGTGTTATTATTTAACCGCTGCGGCCATATTAATCCTCGCAGGACACGCATCCACGACCATCACAAATTTGTCGTCTGGCATCACCAAGATGCTTCCCTTTTTAAGCATCTTCGGCACGATAATGTATTTAGGGATAATGATGAGCATGTATTTTACCCCCATTGCACACAATAAGGTATCCAATTATTACTACAATTTTTCCAAAGTATCGGTGGTGTTGATGATGATACAAACCGGTATATTTTTGCATGCTCTGTACACAACCAAAGGAGTAGATAACATTTCGCGCCAAACGATGGCAGTTCTCAGTCTTTTAGCAACGGTCAATCTTATAACCGCATTAACACTTGGTATAACACTGAAATATTATACGACCGATTGTTGAAGAATACTGCAACGCAGGTCTTCTTTTGTTTCATTACTACCGCTACCACCGTCATCATTGCTACTGCTACTGCTACCACCACCCATCAACTGCGAAACGGCCGCTGCGGCATTAGCCGCAGCATTTGCTGCTTCTGTTTCAATATAGACACTCCATTCAGCAACAAAAGGAGAAATAACAGCATTTTCATACAAAGGCGATATTTGTTCCAAATATTCATCGTGGTCAGGAAAGGCGTGATATGGAGATGAGGGAGAATGAGAACTCCCATTTCCTTCTTCACAATCATAAGAGCCAAAAGAAGAAGAAGAACAATGTTTTTTATCTTCATCATCTTCACAAAAGGAACGCTTGTACCAATTGAGAATACCATTAAAACAAGAATAACAAACAATGTTTAAAGGTCTAACAAAATCCATAATTAATAATAACAAAAACAATCAAAAATAAATCAAATCAAAACCGTTTAATTTAATTATATTCTTTATTTTCTATTCTCCAACATCCAACATCCGTCATCCACCATCGAAAAAATAAAATAAAAGAGAAAAATAAATAAATAAATAAACCGTCAAATAAATATAAAGCAAAAAGAAAACAATGGCCTATACATCGGATTTTATGTTTGACAAAATAACTCGCATCGGCAACGATTGTTGTTCCATAGACCAGACGCAACTGGAAAATGTGGAGGCATGCAACTACATGACACAAAATTTTTTCGACCGAGAATGCACGATGAAGAACGCAAAAAAACTGGCGACTTCGCAACCGGGCATTAATTACAGCGGCAGCTACGGAATGGGTGTGGGTGGTTGCAATGTGGATAATTCTTCGCGTCTTTTGTTAGGCGGAGTGCAGACCAACCCGAGATGTCGCATAGATTTATTTGCCCGTCCTTTTGCCACGGTTCCGTATATGGGTCGCGGTTCAGTGCATCCCGACGTGGAGTCAAATATTCTTCAAGGCGAGCAGAACACCAGTCGTCGTTCTTTAACCCACCAGACGGAAAAGAGTTATCTTAAACACCACACCACACCGCTCATTCCAGAAAAGAAGGCGACCGTCCAGAACCCGGCTCACTTAGTGGAGGGGGTCGCCCATGATGGTTGGGTGCGAGGCGGAATTTCATCGCGCGAACTGACCCGCGACATGAATTATTCTTCCAATCATACTCAATATCAGTATAATTAATAACCCAACAAATAACCCAACAAATAACCCAACAAATAACCCAACAAATAACCCAACAAAAATAAATATCAATAAAAATGAAAAAATAATGATTGCATTAATTAATCCATAATGAAGTGAATTGATTAATGATACAAATTTACGACGATGACGACACCGACAACAACAAACCTTACTTAATTGCGTCAACGCGTTTCAACACAGATACCTACAAGGCCAACCAAGAATACCGCCAACGCCACCAAATCCCCGCGATATATAGCAATGCCATTCCCATCAGCGAAAAATATCCACCCAACGTCACAACATTTGTAATAGAAATGAACAACACCACTAATCAAATCGAGGGTATCGGCAAAATTCGCAACCAACCGCATTACCGCGAAATGAAACGCATTTATCCAGATGTTCGGCACGCGGAATACAATGCGTATGTATACAAAGGAACAAGATGGGTGTCAGCAAAAACAATACAAGATAATGACCCAAACCTGCTGACAATATTCAATCATCTTTTGTTTAAAAAGAAGACGCATATGAAACGACAACCCGGCATCAGCATCATAACACACGCACTTTTGAAAAATTGGATGCCAAAAGAACCCGATGCAGTTATACACAAAGGATTGAAGAAAATACTAAAACGGATAATAAAGGTGTTTTCTCAAATCCAAGAACAGAAAATCCAAAAACATACAATCCAACATCCAAAACAAAAATAATGATATTGTTAAATATAAATGAAAGGTGGATTAGTGTTTAAAACAAATATATCTCTAAGTGATATTTTAAGGAGAGGTCCAATAGCAAGCACCCTAATAGGTGCAACTTCTGTCGGTGGATATTTATACAAAATAACTATTCCTCCAACAGACGATATGATTTCCATCTATCCAGGAACACAAAAAATAGTTAACAATGTGAGTGAGATTTTATTAAAAATAGTGCAAATAGGACCTACAACAGGTATGACTAACAACAACAAAGAAATAATTACAGAAGATGTATTTATGAGGGAAGTGAATACACAAAGCCAGATATACCTAAACTCATTAAATTATTGGTTTGAACCAATATGTCCCAATATTATTGAACGCGGTACAATTCCACTAAGAGGTCAACAAACTCTCCTACAAAATGAATATTATTCACACATCAACAATATTACCAATCAAAATTTATTGCCCTGGATGATAACCCAACCAAACATAACAAAAATAGGGTTTATTTTTATGGAATTATTAAAAGATACAAAACCAGTGAGCGAACAATTTCCTAATTGGAGCAAACAAAAATCAATAATATCGCGCACCTCTTTAAATTCTATTCAAAAAACATTGTTAGATAATTATACTTATCAGTTGATAAGACTTAACATGTTAGGATATATGCACGGAGATGCTCATTTAGACAATGCAATGTATGTTCGCAATTATGATTATATAGATAATTATAGAGTATATTTGATTGACTTTGGAAGAACATTACCATTAAACAACACCCAAATTAATAAATATTCAATTATACCTCAACAAACAGTTTATTGGTCTTATATGCAAATGAAGGATTTTATATATGGAATACAAAATTTAAATAACTGGTTCATTTCAAAAAAGGGGTCAAAAGTACAACAAGCCAAGCTTAATTTTTTAACAAAACTTTATGACGGACATATATTAGATAAATTTTCAACATTAAGCCCAAAACATCAACCTTTAAGCATTTTACCAAAGGACTTAATTTTTAAACATAATCATATTCCATTGTTATCAGCAACATTAATAGACAACATAAGAATAAATCCCATATCGGAATGTTGTCAATATAAATATGATAAATATGATGGATATATTACTGCTGCGAATCCATCATATACAAAACAAGTCATAAGAGAATTGTATGATAAAAATGCACTAAAAATATATAAAGACGAGGATTTTCAGAAAAATGCAATGGAAAATGCATTATTTTTATGGATAATAGGAACACAAGGAGGAGATACAAAACCTCACATATATTTTATATTAGTACAAAGTTGTTTTGAATTTGCTACAAAACACACTGCTTTAATTCAACTATATGGAATTACAAACATATATTGTGCAGGAGAAGTAAAACAAAAAAACGGAACTCAATTATCATTTAATTTAATATCGGGAACATATGTTATTGTTCCACATATGAACAACTTAATAACAGATACAAATTTGAACGATTTAAAAACCATAGTCCCTCAATTTGCATCCTATAAATTAAACAGGCGTCTTAATATTAAGAGATTTGCCATTAAAATGAGCTCCGAAAGTTTAAATACACGCCTTTTAGAGCAAACTGGTTTTATAACCAAGGATTATTGTTGTCAATTAAATCCGAGAGAACAAGTTAACTATTTTACCGAAATTAATAAATTATTTCAAAACAATATATTTTTGTGGAGTACTACACCTCCGGACAAATGCCCGGCTTCACCTCAGCCTTCACCTCAACCTCAGCCTTCACCTCAACCTCAGCCTTCACCTCAGCCTCAACCCTCAGTTCCGGTCCCGGCTTCACCTCAACCTCAATCCTCAGTTCCGGTCCCGGGTCCGACAATTCGCGAAACATTAAACAAATTGAAAAGAGAAGCAATTATCATCCGGTTGAAAAACGAGGATATTTACCAACATTCCGATTCAGGCAAGCCAACCCAGGAACTCCGAGAAAGATTGGCATTTCATCTTGAAGGACAGCAGAGGCAGATGTTGCGTAAACAAGCCAACATCAACGGAGGAAATGCAAATTCTATAACAACACCCGAAATAGTTTTGAATGAAAGTCTTCAAAATGATATAGATGCAGGACGCAATATGACTTTTGCTGTAAATAAATTGTTTATGGATGATTTAGACGTAGAATTGGCTAATTACATAAGCGAACAAACAAACAATGATTTTACAAAAAACATTCAAATTTTAAATGAATTGGCAAAAACAATTGGACATGAATTATATGAACGTGTCATAGATATGTCGCCTGATAATAATGATGAACCACAACATGAAAATCAAAATCAAAATCAAAATCAAAATCAAATTGGAGGATACAACAAAAAATGCAAAAAATGTAAGAAAAAATGCAACACAAAGAAAAAAAACAAAAACAAAAAAAAACAAAAAAAAGGAACAAGCAAACGCAACTTAAAAAATAAAAATACAAGAAAAAACAAAAATACAAGAAAATACAAGAAAATATAAAAAATAAAAACAAAAATCCATCATCATTCCTAACAAAAATCAAAAAATCAAAAATCAAAAATCAAAAATCAAAAATCAAAAATCAAAAAATATATACAGCACATACATCAAATACATATTTTTTTGATTTTTAATTTTTATCTCTTTTATTCTTCCCCTTCTTACTTTAACTCTAACTCTAACTCTAAATATGGTTAAAAGCCCTGAATTTTTTGTTAAGTTTATAATCTACGATTTTGCATGAACTATTATATACATTATCCAACTTCCAGCCAAATTGAAGAGCAAGAAACTCAATCTTGGCAGGAATGACGGGTTTCAGCAGGAATAGGATTACATACAAGTCGCGAATGCATTTCGCCAACTCAGGCACCTTTGGCAGTCCTTCGGCATTTTTTTCCCACACCCTTTCATTGCTGATAAACGCATTTACATTTTGTACCAACGAGAAGACCGTGTCTCTGTATTTATTGAAGTTGCAGCCATCGTTTTTGAATGCATTGACGCACTCAGAAACAACACAACGACACGTTTCATCGCCATCGCCATCATTGACGGCATTAATGAGGTCTACCACACCATTAACAATCTTATACACTCTCTGAAAAAGGTTGCCAAACTGGTTGACGAGAACCGTATTGTAAAGCAACACCAAGCGTTCGCGACTGAATTTAAGGTCGTCGCCATTGTGGTTATGTTCCAGAAAGAAGTAGAAGCGAATGGCGTCTACTGGATAGGCGGCAAACAGCTCATTGGGGTCAATCACATTACCTAACGACTTGGACAGCTTTTGTCCCTTTTCGTCGACCACGTGTCCGTGCACGAGGATAGTGTTAAACAATGGATATCCGCAACTTTCCAAAATCGCGGGGTAAATCACAGCATGGAACCAAACGATGTCCTTTCCAATAACGTGAATGGTGTCCACGTCGTCGATAGAAGGGAACAGCGAATTTCTCCCAGTGATGTAATTTAGCAAAGCATCAAACCAAACATACACGATGTGGTTGTCATCAAGGACAAAGTCAATTCCCCATGTAAAATCGGATTTGGGGCGTGTAATGCAGAGGTCTTTGAGGTCGTCGAGCCGGTCTTGCACAGAGGCCAATAAAGCCTTCTTTTGAACGACTGTCCTTTCACAGATATCTTTAATCTTGGCCTGATACTTTGAAAGCAGAAACAGGTAGGATTCCTGCGCCACACGCTCATAAGGCACCTGATTAACAGGGTCTTTAAAGTCGGTCAAGGCGGCGTCTGTTTGGGAAACAAACGTCTCTTCTCTGACATTATAGAAGCCCTCATAAACATCCTTGTAGATGTCGGTCTGCGAACGCAAGAGCGAGGTTTGCACCAACGCGCGATGGTCGGCATCAGCAGCAGTTCTGATAAATCGGTCATAGCTCACGTCCAACGTATCGGCGAGGCGTTTAAACTTGGCCGAGTTGATATCACATAGTTCTTGAGGCGTAATTTGCGCGGATTCCGCGGCTTGTTGAATTTTCTTACCATTTTCGTCGGCCCCAGTTCCTAATTTTGCATTATCTCCGCGCACAACTAATGCTCTCTTGATAATGTCAGCTAAAATAAGTTCGTACGAGTGTCCCACATGTGGCGAACCATTGGCATAACTGATAGCAGTCGTGATAAATGTCGGTCTCAAAAGCGGCGGCAGTGTTTGCGATAGCGCTGTCAAAAGGCTTGTCATCTTGTAGTTAAGAAACTTTAAATTTAAAACTTTAAAATTAAAGTGGTAATAATTAAAACGAATTTTAATTTGATTAATATGCATTTAATGTAATAAATCTTTGAAATCATTTTTATTTTTGGGCCATTTTTTCTTCTTTTTTCTTTTGTAAAATCAAACAAAATGCAAACCAAACAAAATGCAAACCAAACAAAATGCAAACCAAACAAAAAACCAACAAAAAATCAAAAATAAGCATGCAATTCTTGAAAAATACTTCGTTTACGTAGAGTTTTATTACGACCACGGCCACCCGTCATGCCCTCCTTCGGCATATTTTTCAAACTTTTAACATTGGAACCAAGCGCCCGCATACTTTCCTGTGATTTATCAAAGGCTTGTGCCTGTGTTTTTTTCAAAGAATTCAATGCACTCATACTCGAAACTGCATCACCAGAACTAACTGCATCACCAGAACTAACGGCATTAACAGCACCAACGGCACCCTTAGACGCATCAGCGACAGCATCACTAATGTCTGAAATATTCCCCATTGTTTTATCGGCCAATTCAATCCCAGTTTCAATAATATCGGCGGCATTTGCAATGGTCCGCGGTGCTCCAATCAGAGGTCCAGCAATGTCTTCCGCAACATTGGCAACTAAGGAAACGGAGTCATCGGCCAATTTCTGGGCGGCGGGTTTCACATCATCAACAAGTTCAACCAGTCCCTTTTGAATGACCCTTTTGACGCGCGGTTGTTTCAGCACATCAATTCCCTTTTCTAATGGGTCGAGCACACGGTCAACGGTTACGTCCAAAGGTTGGTTCAAGTCAACGCCCATGGCCTCAACCACAGGAGTAGCAATCTTGTTGGCTACATTAACAGCAGTCTGAGCGACAGCACGACCAGTGTTGCGTAGTGCAACTTCTGTTTGTGTTTGGTTTTCATTTCCATCACCATCTCCACCCTTACTCTTATATCCAGCACCAGCACCACGATATTGTTTTCTTTGATATTTTTTTGTTTTTCTTTTGTGTCCGCTTGCCCTTCTATTTTTACTTTCGCTTCTGCTTGCACTTATTCTTTTTTTAAAAGTTTTATGTTTATAAGAACGAAAAGCCATATTATATAAATTAATTTACTTTTGCTTTTTGTATTATAACACTATATTATTTTAGCCATCTCTAACAAAAAACAAAAAAGAAACAAAAAACAAAAAAGAAACAAAAAACAAAAAAGAAACAAAAAACAAAAAAGAAACAAAAAAGAAACAAAAAACAAAAAAGAAACAAAAAACAAAAAAGAAACAAAAAAGAAAAAATAAAATAACAATAAATTACAAAAAGGCCAACAATGAGTGCAAATATCAATAATACAAAATTGGGTCAAGGAGCGTTAGAGACCAATACAAACGGCAACAACAATACGGCAGTCGGCGCATGGAGCGGTGCAATGAACACCACAGGAGACCAGAACACTGCTCTGGGCACGAATGCTCTTTTGAACAACGATTCTAGCACCAACAATACAGCCCTGGGCGTAGCGACCCTCATGACAATTACAACCACAGGCGATGCGGACAACAATACGGCAGTCGGTGCAAACGCGAGCGAATACTTGACCGAAGGCAGCAACAATGTATCAATCGGCGCCCAGGCGATGTTTGGAAGTGATGAGTACGGAACGATAGCAAAAGACAATGTAGCCATAGGATATCGCGCCCTGATGGGATTAACGGGAAGTGCCCAAGGATACACAGGACACATTGCCATCGGCACGGGAGCGGGTCAAAACATAATTTCGGGCAGCCACAATATTTTCATGGGTTACAATGCGGGAAAAACACACCAAAGCACAAAAGGTGCCATCGGCATTGGAAAACATGCACTTGGTGGATTAAACGAAGATGAATATATAGGCACCAGTTGCGTTGCAGTAGGATATGAAAGCATGGCCTATGCCATCACAGCAAAACAGAGCGTAGGCGTCGGTGGTTGGGCTCTCAGAAAAGTTACCACAGGAGACCAGAACACGGCTGTCGGTTCAGGTGCAATGACCGAAACCACCACAGGAGGCCAGAACACTGCGATAGGAGAGTTCGCTTTACACAATAATGTGGATGGACAACACAACATTGCCATTGGCCAACAGGCTTATGGTGGTGCCGGTGCGACCACAGGAAGCAGTAATACGGCAATCGGAAACCAAAGTTTATTAACAAACACAGCGGATGATAATGTAGCGGTTGGATATCAAAGCGGATACACCAACACCATAGGTACATACAACACTTATGTAGGATATCAGGCTGCATACAGGGGAATGACGGGAAATCAAAATACGAGTGTAGGATATAAGGCTGGATATGAAAACATCCAAGGAAACAATAATACATATATAGGATACCAAGCAGGAGAGAAGGTAACAACAAACAGCAATACATTTGTAGGAAATCAAGCAGGACAAAATAACAGCGGTTCTTTTAACGGGACATGTGTTGGTACGGGTTCGGGAATTAGTTCAACAGGCAGTAATATTACATGCATGGGAGTAAATAGTGGCAGCTTAGCACACGCTGATACAGTATATCTTGGGTTTTCTGCAGGTCATCAAAATACAGGTCTCTATAATACATATGTGGGAGCAAATTCGGGCATAACAGGTTCAGGTACTTATAATACATACATGGGTTATCAATCAGGAAATGTAAATACAGGTTCCTATAACACTTATATGGGATATCAGGCAGGTATAACTGGTGCAGGAGGTAATAATGTAGCAATTGGTAATCAATCGGGGTATAATAACACAGGCGAACAAAACACATTTGTGGGTGCGTCAGCGGGATACAACGACACTACGGGTTCCAATGTGACGTGCATTGGATACAACACACAGCCGTCGGGTTCAACCGCCGAGAATGAGGTGACACTGGGAAACACGGATGTAACGGACATTTATTATTCGGGATGGTTGCGACCGACATCTTTTGGGTATGGTAATCTTCCCACTGTAAATCCAGACAATGGATATATAGGGCAGATATTTAGCTGGACACAAGAAACTGGTGATGATAATTTAACGAGTGGAACTTATATTCAACCTACAATAACAGGTGACTTTAAAATTCCTGCGGGTGTTCCTGCAGACCAAGTATTTGGTGTTTATATGTTTTCGTTTAATTTAATAAATTTTGACGATGGTAACACAAATATAACTATTACAAATAATAATACTGATACATTATTTACAACTGACAACAATACAAGTAGTGGTCAATCTAGTTTTAGTGGATGTATTCCAGTTATTTTAACATCTAATGTATTTCCAGTATATATTACATATACGAATGGTGGAGGTGGTTCAAATCATTTTAAGGTAGCTCAATTATCTTTCACCCGCATCGCATAATTCAAAATAACAAACCCAAAATCCAAACCCAATAAACTAAAAAAATGAAAAATAATAACTAATCAACCAAACTTATTATTTTTAAAAATAAATGCAATCCAAAAATACCCAAAACAACCAACTCACCCAAAACAACAAAAACAAAAACACCTGCACTTTATGCCACCAAGAATTTGCCAATGAAACAGAATTCCGTGCCCACTCAACAATGTGTAATATTCAATACGAAACTGGTCGCGAACGCAAACGCATCACAGCCAAACAAAACCCCGAACCAATCCCCATAATTACGTGGAACCAGATGGTGGAACGAATGCAACTATTAGAAAGGCAAAACGAGCAACTAAAAAACCGGGTGGAAAAACTGGAACGAGCGACACACACAAAGCAAAAAAAGATAAACATTCAGGAATACCTAACAAAGCACGTGGAACCGCCGTATTCATGGTCGAAATGGGTATCTGTCCATTTTGTCTTAAAAGCAGACGATGTGGAAGAATTCGGCTACGGGCATTTGACAGCCAAAGAATTGGTGGAACGAGTGATAAAAGATGGACTGATTAATGACGACACCAGCACCATCCCAATGCCGATATATAGTTTCAGCCACAAGATGAACGAAATATTTGTATATGCGAAAGCGAAAGCAAAAGAAAATTCAGAGCAAACAGACCAATCCCAATCCCAATCCCAACCCCAACCCCAACCCCAACTAGAATGGAGAAAGTTCGACACAAAGGACATGACACGACTTTTACAATATATCGAACGAATGATTTGTCTAACGTGCAATCAATGGAAGACCGCAAACGAACATTTACTGACACAAAAGCAGATAAACAGCGTGGAATATAACCTCGCCAACATTCCCACCGCAGAAACAAATGCATGTTTTCCCAAATTCTTTCACATGATGTACCAATACACCAAACACGAATACACGAGCATGATAGAAATGGTTATGTAAAACTAACAAAATACAAAAACTAAAACAAATACAAAAACCAAAACCAAAAAATAAACAACAAAGCCTACACAGGAATAAATCGCATAGGTTTTTTCATGTCCATATAAATATGCAATTCACCAAATTTCTTATCAGCAGGATAAGATTGGAATTTTCCCTGCATTCCAGGCTGCATAATTCGGTTCTGAAACCAAATACTGGCATCACTAACATTATAAATATCCCCTTTAATATTTCCCTTGTTTCCAACAGAAAGTCCCGAAACAACCTTGGGCATGGTTCCAAATTCTTCATGTCCGCTATGCACCCCTCTTCCATAAACAGCGATATCAGGCATAATATATTTCAACAAGCGCAAATCATGACTGGGATTGCGGACCATAGAACTAATAAAAAAGTTATTTGCATTGAGTGATTTTTCAAAAAAATTAAACCCATAATGTCCACCACATCCAGGATTGCATTCTGGTGTCGCACACAGCCGGTCATACAAAGCACGTGCCTTGGTAATGAAACACCGACCATAATCAATTATTTTTGCAACATAATAGGATTTAAACCGCACCACCTGTCCATCAGGCATGTGATAATTAAACTCAATGTATTTCCCCGGAGAGGGCGAATAAAGCAAAACATTTCCAGGGTGTAAATCATTATGGACGAAAACATCAGTTAATTGCCCCAACACCAAATAAACCTGTGCTAAAATGCAGTATTTTTCCACCACATTTATAGAACCACGACGCATCAAGTCATGAAAAGAAGGTGCATTTCGCAAATGCTGAATAAGCACAGCCAGATACAAAGAATCTTGACAAACAACATCATATTCCTCAAACACATTTTCGCCAGGTTCTGGGTCTAACAACATAAGCGCATTTTTAAACATATCAATATCGGCAATTCTAGGTGTCCTTTTAACCATTGTATAATTATCAGGACTAGTATATCCATATAATCCATAGGTTTCAACAAAGCAGGGAAAGAAACGCATCCATTCATTAATTTGCAATCCTACAATGTATTCATAATAAAGATTATCAGCTTCTGCATTTTTCGAGGATTTAAGAATGGACGATGCTTTATATCCCAGATGTTCATAATTAATTTCTTTAATAAATCCATTGGCGCTAATTTCACCAATAGAAGAAATGGGCGGAACAATGTAATCAAAATGAATAAAGCCGTTAAAAAAGGTTTTAATTTTATTATTTTCGACACCGAATGCGATGCAAACACCCGAGTCAGAGCAAATATTTTTCAAAAAATGAGATTGGCGTTTGGTGGTGGTAGCCTTCATAAATTTACTAATGGTTTTGGACGAAGACAAAGCCTTATTTTTTCTTGTTTTTGCGGCAGAAGCTGCAGAAGAAGCAGAAGAAGCAGAAGAAGCAGAAGCAGAAGGCGACATGCGTTTTTTCAAAGTAAGAGGTGAAGATGTGTGGGTAGGAACACCTTTATCTTGCAAAAAAGAGCGCGATATGGATTTAGGTTTTGATTTTTGCAAAAGCGAAGCCATTGTTATTGTTATCTTTTATATAAGTTCATATTTAAATCAAATCAAATTAAATCAAATCAAAAAATAAAAAATATAGCACACAATACAGCACACAATACAGCACAAATACAGCACAAAATATAGAATACATTTATTAACACATCACAAGACGTTCTTGTTCTTGCAAGACGAGAGAATGCGCTTCATTCCACATTTCATCCAAGGCAGCAGCGTCGGCGAGAGCTTCCTGGCGTTTTTCCACCAAAAGCTTACGCTGACACTTCTTCTTGGCGCGCTTGGGTACATTTTTCAATTCAATATAAATATCATCAGAGGCATCAGCATCCGCATCCGCCTTCAAGCACACACTTACCTGTCTATGTTTTTCGTGCTGCAAGCAACGAATAATATTGGCGGCACCATCATTATTGTACCAACGAACCAAATCAACATAGGCGTCGACCTTTTTGTTAGTTCGCGGAACAAACTCCACATGACGCACCACGCCAATATTATTCACCCAAAACAAGATGGCGATTTCCACTTCGGTCCATTCCTGGGGAAAGTTGGTCATCTGCACCGAGGTGGGGATATTCATCACGGCATTCACGTTGCACATTTTGAGACAATCAATCACTTGTAAAAATTACTTAATATTGAATTATTGCTTTCTTTTGAAAGAAGGTAATAAAAATAAACAAGATACACAAAATCATTTTTATTTTTCGCACATTTTTTGCATATTTTTTCCATCTTTTTACATTTTGTTAGGAAAACAAAAACAATAAAACAAAAATCATCGGTATATGCGTCGAGCACGCCATAACTCAGCGTATCGTGGTCCAGCACTATATATTTCTTTTTTATAATACTCGGGATACGAAATCTTAACAATTTGTTTATTGCGATACATAATATATACACTTTCCTGTGGATGAATAATGTCCTCATTCAACCGGTAGTTTTTCGCGGTCCGCACATTTCCCAACAAGTTCGGTCCTGTGGGATACAAAGCACTATTACCATAATAACGTGTCCGCACATTTCGAATAATTTGGTTAATACACGAAAGAAGAAATGGATTTTTGGGCTTGCAGACCATAAAAGCATTGTAAATGGTATTGGGAAGGCGGTCGCGCACAAAGTGTTCTTTATCGGTGAGTTCAATGAATTTAAACCCAAATGCAGGTGTCATTTTGATATCCATATAAATCCCTCCGCGTTTATATAAAATACATAGACGCCACAAGTCCGCCTTATAGGCACCCGGAATAAGCCGGTCATATGCAGTTAATACACATTTGGGACATTCTTTTGCAATGAACTGGCGACACTGGTGGTCGTCAAACAAATGATGCTGAAATTCAGGATTGCCGTCTTTCACAGCCTGGACGGCTTTGGTCATATTGGGAGGCATATCTTTTGTTTTCCAGCATTGATAAATGTGCAGGGGAATGACAGATGATTTATTCATTGGAAAATATACAAATAATTAATTTTAATTTATCATTATATTTTATATTCTTATTGCTAACAAACTAAAAAAAGAAAAAAGAAAAAATAAATCAATCTATTTTATTTTTGTTCCATCATTTTAATTCTTTCTTTATTCCAATTAACAAATCCATTGCTTTTTAGAACATCATAAGAGGTTTCCAGATGTTTTTTCGCAATATTGCACGCCTTTTTTTCAATGGGAGACAACTGATGTAAATAATGCACCATAAGGTTCTGCTCTTCTTCACTATAAAACACATCAAAGTCATCGGGCAATAAATGTCGAATAGTTTCTGTAATGTCCAATGTATTTGTATCCATTTTACTCAAATAATCCAAACAATATATAAACTTAACCGAAATAATTATTTCATTTTTAACAAAAAACAAAAACAAAAAACAAAAAAGCATTTTTCAAAAAAATGATTTAAAAAGAACATCATATAGAATATAATTGTGTAAGATAGATAAGATAAGAAAACATGTTTGCTCTTTCGTTCATTCTTCCCCTACTTTTCAGCGCGACTGCCACCATTCAGACAACTAATGCAGACCTTTTGCACGACTTTACAGCATTTAGACAGCTTTATGGTCGCACATATAGAGACAACAGCGAAGAATTCAGCCACAGACTGAATGTCTTTCGTGACAACTGGGAATTCATCACCAGTCACAACAACAACGCCACAAGAGTAAGTGAGACGGGTGTGCGTCTGGCTATTAATCAGTTCGCAGACTGGTCGAATGAAGAGTTTCGCACCAATCATTTCGGCTTTGATGCAGTAGAAGCACTGCGAGCGCGTGGTGTTCGAAGCGGATGCAACACGTACAAAGACACAGATGCAACCGCGACTAGCCAGGATTGGCGAACCTCTGCGGTGACGTCGGTCAAGGACCAGGGACAATGTGGCAGTTGCTGGGCGTTTTCGGCAGCGGGAGCGATGGAGGGAGCCTGGGCCACCGCAACAGGCGAACTGGTGGATTTGAGCGAGCAACAGTTGGTGGATTGTGCGGGGCTGAGATACGGCAACCTGGGATGCAATGGTGGTATGATGGATGGAGCGTTCCAGTATGCAATGGACGGCAACACGATGTGCACCGAGGGACACTATCCCTATACGGCTACCGATGATGCCAATTGTGCGGCCAATTCGTGTGTGAGTGCATTCAACGACCCAGATATTACTTTCTCAGAGTGCTGGGATGTGGAGCCGAATAACCAGCGAGCACTGAAATCCGCGGTATCTAAGCAGCCCGTTTCGGTAGCGATTGAAGCGGACACGATTTACTTTCAGTTTTATTCGAGCGGTGTTCTAACTTCGGCCAGTGCATGTGGAACGAATTTGGACCACGGAGTGTTGGTGGTAGGATACGGCACAGATGCAGACACAAACACGGACTACTGGATTGTAAAGAATTCGTGGAGCGAGGACTGGGGTGAGAACGGATATATTCGCCTGGGTCGAAGTGATTCCACTACGGACGAGGGTGTGTGTGGCGTAGCAATGACACCTTCGTTTCCGACTGTTTAAATAAATAAACAAACATACATTCATAAATAAATTGCAATGTAAATAAATCGAAATGTAAATAAGTAAAAATAAGTGATGTAAATAAAATCAAATAAAAATAAACAAAATATAAAAAGTGATTTTTTATATTTTTTAGCATACAACAAAACAATGCAATTAGGCCAACGAAGTCCAAAGATAAGCAAAATTGTGAATGTATATCAAGACCAATACGCCAACGGCGAACACTGCACGGGCCTCGGTGATTTTATCCGCGGTTCTTTGTGTTTGCTTCAATATGGAGCCATGCAAAATATAGAAGTGGAATTCAATTATGATAATCATCCCATTTCGCATTTTTTAACCCAAAACCAGCCAAACCAACCAACACCGATACATCCCTTTCGTGTTCTTTGCTACAAAAACAATCACCAAAATAACAACACCTGGCAAAAAATCCAGCAGGATTTTACCAAGGTAATCGCCCAAAATCCAAACTGCATCCAGCCAAACACATCTGCTTTTGCCATGTATACAATTGCCTTTCCGGTGCAACCAGTACATCCCCAACACAAACAAAGAATACAAAAAATATTTCAACCTACTCCAACACTAATTACGAAAATACGCGAAACAATGGCAAAAATGGATATCATTTCAAAGCAATACACAATCATTCATATTCGCGCGGGCGACGAATATTTAATTCATCGTGCTTTTACATCTCCCCAACTTGCAATAAATTGCAAAAAACACTTTATAAAAACGGGATTGCATCAACACTTGATTAAAAACAAACTCGAAACCGAAACAAATGAAAAAGAAGAACCAGAACCAGAACCAGAACCAGAACCAGAACCAGAAGTAAATGAAAAAGAAGAACCAGAACCAAACAAAAAAGAAGAACCAGAACCAAACGAAAAAGAAGAACCAGAACCAAACGATACAAAAGAAGTCGAACCAAACGAAAAAGAAGAACCAGAACCAACCGAAAAAATAAAAGATAAATATGTGTTAATTTCGGACAGTGTAGAATTAAAAAAGCAACTGAAACGAGCCTATCCCAAATTAATCACAGCACATTATTCGGTTGCACATTTGGGCGAAGGTGTCGCAGCCAAAAAAGACTTGCAACCCACACAAATGCAAGCAATAGAAAATACAATGGTGGATTTTTTTCTCATAGCCAATGCAAAAAAGGTGCATGCATTTTCCACTTTGGAACACGGCACCGGATTTAGTCGCCAATGTTGCGAGATTTACAGCATTCCTTATCATTACACGTTCCTTGACCCAAACTCAAATATTTAATAAGCAGTGGCCGCGGCAGCAGCAGTAGCCGCATCAACATTAGTATATTTCCCATCATCCAAAACACAAGAAGAATGAGGAGGAGAAGAAGGTGGAAATATGACTTTGCTTTCTTCCATCATAGGATACTGACCGGAGAATAACGCAAGATAACGATGATTTGCACACAAATCATACAATTTAAGTGTGGGAAAAGTCGCGTGTGCATAGCACATATTCAAACAACCGCACTCCTTTTGAATGTATTTATTATCAGGATTGTTAACAGAATAACCGCAATAAAGTTCGCGTTCATTCAGTTGTAGAGCGGGTGTAATCAATGATATTTTCTTTTTTTCTTTTGTCCCAATTCCGATGCCTATGCCAATGCCGTTTTGTTGTTTTCTTTTGTTTTCATTCATTTTCAAAAGATTTTCGCGTTCAATCTGATTTATGCGACACACAATCTGGTCTCTTTCGTCCAAAATTTGTAAAATCTCATCAGTAATTACCATTTTTCCAGTCGCAGAAGCCGAAGTCGAAGCAGAAGTAGTTTGAATTTGGTGCAATAATTCGCAGTAATGAGCTTCAAACTCTTTCAATTGGAAGAGCGACAGCATATTTAATGATTGAGTTGTCCACATTGTATAGCACAGCAAAAACAAAGCAAAGCAAAAACAAAGTATTGATAAACAAGGTAATATTAAATTTCCGTTGATTTAACTAACAAAAATGAAAATAGAATAAATTTTCATTTTTTTAAACAACAAAAAAACAACAAAAAACAACAAAAAACAAAAAACAAAAAAATGAAATAAAACAAGTCCAATATATATACCAAAGTAAGAAGATATAAAGGATCATCAAGTAAGAAATATGTCCCTAACACAGACCATGGTAGCTCCTCAGTTCGAAGAATTCTGCGATGCTCTCAACAAGACAGGATACGACCGCTTCATGTATTTGAGTATCTATGTAGATAGCGACGACCAAGAATTGAGACAAAGGTATCAAGCAAAGGTGGAGGAGCATAATCGCAAGATTATCAATGACCCAATTTATGCGGACGCCGGTTTTGACTTGATGAGCCCCGACGCAGTGGATGTGGAGTCTTCTTATGACTACGCACCTCACAAACTGGATTTCAAAGTTCAGTGTTCCGCGGGAATGCAGTATGTGGGAAAGCACATGCGAGATAATCTTCAAATCGTCAATTATACCACGGGATATTACATGTATCCTCGGTCCAGCCTGTCAAAGACCATCCTGCGTCTGGCAAATAGCACGGGAATTATCGACGCAGGGTATCGCGGACACATTATGGGTATGTTTGATATTCTGCCACACCGCACAACACTAAGACCCATTGAGCAATATGACCGCGTGGTTCAAATCTGTGCCCCCAGTCTAGTTCCCATTTTCGTGAACCTAGTATCCAGTGTAGAACATCTGGGTCCCAACACTTCCCGCAACATGGGCGGCTTCGGGTCTACGGGACATTAATTGTTATATATAAACATCAAATAACAATAAATAACAATAAATAACAATATAAATAACAAAAAATAAAATAACAAACAAATTATTTAATTTTTTATTTCATATTCAACAAATCAATCACATACAACATTATTTTTTGCCACTCTTACTTTTACTTCGTGTATTATATTTGTGAGTATAAGTGGTTTTTTTCGCATTTTTATTTTTGTTAGTTGTGCTTTTCTTTTTTGTTTTTTTGCTGTTGCATCTACCTCTGCCACCGCCACCATTCAAAGAAGAACAAGGTTCCGATAAACGATAATCCATTTGATTGACCGAAGAATCTTCTTCGGTTGTTGCTCCTTCGATGCCTATTCTTTGATATGCAGGAACATTTTTATTATCTTTTTCCCATTTTTGAACTGTATACCAAGTTAACTGAAAACTCTGGTCGATAGACAATTGCTCCTGGAATTGTTGCCAAAATACAGCAAAGGTATAATTTTCATCTAATGGAATATCCCATTTATCTCTCTCATTAGGTGTCAATTCATTCCAACTTGTGTTCAAAATATTTAATAAAACAGGCCATTTATTAATAATGTTTACCACATCCGTTACAATAGCCCAGTCATTATACACATAAACCTGATATGCCTTTTGTACGTTTCTGTCAATTTTCAAATATTTTGTTCCACTTACTGCAACCGAAGGAGTAATAAAGTCTGCAGTTTCGCATAATGTATGGGGGAAATATTTATGCATATTATCGGGTTGTGTTCTTTGACAACATAAATATAATGCGTATCCGAAACAATTGCCATGAGACTGGGGAATTTGAAAATATACATATGGGTCATAAATCTTTCTAGTTTTACCAGAATAGAATTTATAATGTGTTTCCCCTTTACCATCATTAAAAACAATATTTTTGTCTAAAATGTCTCCAAATTTTTTACTCTTTTTACTTTGGTTTATGAGTGTTTTTTCAATATTTTTGTCCGATATAAACATATCCGCACCGCAAATACGAGCCAATGGTTCATAAACATCAGGGTCCGCTAAAATGTACGAAAACACTGCATGATATGCTTCATAAGGTGATTCGCCCTCATCACCGGGAACAATTTCAAAAACTGGTTCTTGTTCTTCTTCCATAGTGAAAATACAATACAATACAATACAATACAATACTCTTATTTTTTAATGATATTATAAAATTATCATTAAAAATCATTTTTTAAAAAAACAAAAACAAATCAATTATCTCCCTGAAACATTTTGATGCACTCAAAAATCTTGGCGGACTCATCCATCTTAAATGCCCCGCGACTTTGGGCCAAATTAACAAAGGTCACGAGCAACTGCAATGCGGACTGCTGGTCGGTCACAGCAACATCCACAAGACGCATCTGTTTTTTTTCGCCATTGGGCTGAGGCACGCCATTAGCCATAGACTGAGACTCAAAAGAAGAAGTGGGAGCAGATGCAGGTGTTTCACTCATTGTTATTTATATATTATTATTATAAATGCAATGTTAGTTTTAATAGTTTTTTACGGAATAAAACAAAAAAACAAAAACTAACAAACAAAAAAACAAAAACAAACAAAAAAACAAAAAAACAAAAAAAACTAACAAAATAAAAGAAAAAAGAAAACAAATCAAAAAATGCATTGGCAAACAATCGGTGTTTTGGGTCCTTACATCTTACTCATAATAGCATCGCTTTATCTTTGGCTGAATAACAAACTAACATATTTGGAATATTTCGGCATCGGCACCGCATTTAATTTACTTTTAAATTTCATCCTAAAATCCCTCATCAAACAATCGCGACCCAAAGAGGATTTGACCATCGGTGAAGATACTGACACTGACACCAACACCAACTTTAACCAATATGAGTTCGGGTTATCCGCCCAAGGAAAACGCCAAGGTTCCGACCGCTACGGCATGCCATCCGGCCACGCCCAAACTACAGCCTATGTCTTGGCATTTATGCAACCTCTTTTATCACGAGACCAACCACAAGCCCATCTCAGCAATCAACTGTATGCATATCCATATGTCCCATTATTCGCCCTAATGATGGCGATTGCTTTTGCCACTATTCTTCAACGTGTCATATACAAACATCATACCCTGCTACAAGTGATAGTAGGTCTTATAATAGGAGCATTGGTGGGCATCACCACACTAAGAATGGCCAGCATCAAAGTAAAGGGCAACATTGAAGCCAAAGAAGATGATAATTACACAAATCGCACACGTCATCAAAACGAGGATAGATATGCCATTATCTTTGACAAAAATAAATAACCAAAGCCAAACACGGCACTTGTTAGGCAGAGGCCAATCAGGTTCATTTGCATTCCGCTACTACCAGCCAAACCAACACCAGCACCAACACTTTCAAAAAGCATAGGAAGATGTTTATACAAAAACAAACGAATAACGGGAAGCTGAAACACAAAATATAAAATGGCAAGTAAAATCGGTATCTGCAATTCGTCATAAATGGAATTGGCGGTTTCAATTCTGCGGTTCATAGCACTTTGTTTTTTCGCAGTTCTTTCATATTCCATTTCATCATCATCTTCTTCCTCAAAACGAACGCGACGATTAGTTGGTACATAATTGGGTTTGGCTTGTTCATCCGCCACCACCGAAGTGGTGGATTGGGGAATGTCGCGCACAGGCAACGAAGTTGCACCCGAAGCATTGGCTTGTTGCAGACCTTGAACGAGTTCTTGAATGGTATTTACATCCATAGCACCGCCATTGCCACTACCACTGCCACCATCAGCCCCAACCGGAGGCAAAACAATATTGGGATTATAATTGGCATTTGCATCCATTAATGATGTATTAGAACCAGAACCAGAAGCCGAAACAGGAACTGCCGAGGGAGGAGGTAAATTATCCAAAGAAGTAGACATGAATATTATTTGCTTTTGCTCTTACTTTTACTTTTTTTTACCTTTTTTTACTATTTCCATTATTTATCTTCGCCTAACAAAAGTAAAAAGTAAAAAGTAAAAAGTAAAAAGTAAAAAGTAAATATTGCATAAAATAAAAAACAAAACAAAACAAAACAAAACAAAACAAAAACAAAACAAGAACAAAAACAAAAATGTTTTCCACCTTTCAACTTGTTACCATGGCCGTTTGGCTCATTATTATTTTTAAATTAACCTTCATTTCCAGCACTCTTTTACACAAGTATGTAAATTACAACAAAAAGTCTGTATTTTACAAATATGACGATAAATTAATGTATGTGCGAGAATTCACCGAATTTGTGTTTATTTTGCTCATGTGTTTGCTAATTATATACGTTTTTCATCCGCGAAAAGACCACATGCAATACATGACAGATGAAATAAAAATGCTTATTTATTTGTTTGGATGGATTATTTTAATTACGGCAGACTGGGGGTCGTTTGCCAATCTTCTTTCTAACAAAAAACAAAAAAACATCACATTACACACATTACATACATAACACATACAGATACACATCAAACGGCATAAGCAACTGCAACAGGCAAATTATCTTCATTGTCATTATTATCATCTTTTTTGGAAACCAATTTACTTTCCACAACCTCAGCAATAGGAATGGCTTTTTTGGTGTCATCATTACCATTACCGTCATTACCATCAGCATCTGCACCAGCAACTACATTTGTAACCGGCCTTTTTTGCTCCCGTTTTGATTCTTCAATAAACATTTGCGCGTAAAACTCACTAACGGCCGAATTAATACGGACGCGTTTCGGGTCAAAGGCCGATAAATACAACCCATCTAAACTTTTGACCCGCGACAACGCAACATAGGTTTGTCCGCATTCGAAAATACCCGACCCAGCATCGATTTCAGCCATGTCCAAAGTTGCGCCCTGTGATTTATGAATGGTCAAGGCCCACGCCTGAATTAACGGCACTTGCGATACACCAATTCCGGGAATATTATTGCTAGGCCACACATTTCGGTCCATTGTCATTTCAAACCCACCCCGATAAAAACGCACTACGGGCAGTCCAGTGCCGGGTTCAAATGCCGTGACAATGCCCTGACTTCCATTGCAAATCATGTCGCCATTCGTCAGACGAATATTAACCACACACATCACTTGCGCTCCTACTTTTAAAGTCAACACAGTATCACACATAAGATTTCCCTCCAAATACGCCAATTCTCGGTCCATTTGTTCCTGTGTAAATCCCATTTGTTTAATCTTTTCTTCTGGTTTCATTTCCAAATTATAGCGTCGTTTGATATTATATTCCTTTTCTTCGCCGTCCAAATTACTCATCTCGATAAAATTCACCATTTTGGCTTGGTTGCGTGTGGGAAATAATTGTGTGGGTTTAAATTTCACGCCGTTAATTTCCGGGATTTCCTTTCCAATGTGTTGCAGCAGAATATTATAACTGGATTTTTTTAACTCGCCCTTTCGCAACTGGTTCAAAATCTTTTGATAAACGACATCGGTTTGCCGAAATATTTTCGCCAAAGATACATGATTTTCCCACGGAAAAGTTTCCAGCCAAAGGGGACTTTGAAAACAAAACCGCGATTCCATTTTTTCGTCTTCCGTCAGTTCTTTTTCGGTTAATTTTCCGCTTTTAAACACGGGTGGCAGTTGGTAAAAGTCGCCCGTAAAGAGCAACTGAATACCGCCAAACGGCCTTTTATTTTTGCGTATTTTTTTGCCGATGGCATCCAGAACTTCAAACACCTTTTGCGACATCATACTGACCTCATCCACAACCAGCACCTGCACGTTTTTCCACGCTGGTTTTGCAATGTAATTACGATTAACTTTGTCCACAATTTTATCCACTGTTCCATTGCAAATACCAATGCCTCCCCAAGAATGAATAGTGCTGGCCTTGCAGTCAAGCATCACTGCGGCACAACCAGTCATTGCACACACGGCGATTTGTTGTCCCCGCATAAGCATTTCCTGTTGAATATGGCGAATAAAAGCAGACTTACCTGTACCACCGGGGCCAGTTAGAAACATGTTTTTTCCAGACTTGAAAATATCATAGGCGATTTTTTGTTCGGGTGAAAATTCCATAAAATGAAACAACAAGACAACAAGCAACAAGACAACAACAACAAGAATATAGGATAGTATTATATATATTATATTCCAAATCATTTTTTTGAAATATAACGAAAATAAAACAAAACAAATCAAATCAAATCATTACTCATCAATGTCATCATTTTCGCTCTCAGGTTCGTCTTCAACAATAACAGTGGGTGAAGTATCAGGAATATGGACGTTTTCCTCGGTATCCGCATCCGCATCATCCAGAACTGCATCATCATCAATGGCATTTGCTTCGGCATTCATATTTAACAACATAATTTGGCTGTCATGACCAAAAACCATTGTCTCGATTGATTTCAATGTATCACGCAATTCTTTCACTTCATTTCGCAAATTATTCAATGCAGTTTCAGTAGCAGGAGAAGATGCTGATGCCGATGCTGATTTTTTAGATGCCGATGCAGATTTAGATACCACAGTTTTCAAAGCATCCAATTTCTGGCTCAACAAAGATACTTCCGATTTTGTTGCATATTCAATTGAACCAGACACATTACTATGGCTTGTACCCGCACTTTCTTCCTCCAAAGCGTCCAAACGTTCAAGAATATTTTGTGCCAAGTCTGCATTCATTCCACCACCCGAGCCCGTACCATTTTCATTTCCTTCTATTTCTTGCATAGAAACTTCCAATCGCCCTAAACGAAGTGTAATCAGCGTGATGGCTTGTTCAATGGTTAATTTTTTCTTTGGTTCATTTTTGACGTTTTGAGAAGAAAACTGAGCATATTGCTGTTGCTGTTGCATACGCATCGCATTGGGATTGCCTTGGGTCATTTGATTAGTTGCTGCACGAAGTGCTACCTGGTTTGCACCAGGCCCAGGTCTAGGACCAGGTCCCGCGTTTTGAAATGACCCGGCCCCGCGAATCGATGGAATAGACCCGCTTCTAACATTTGCAGAAGAAGAAGATGATGATGAAGATTGCATACTTTTAGCTTCATTTCGCCGAAGGGCGGCTCGTGTAGATGACATTTATATCTATTTTAATTAAAACAAGTCAAGAATATTATTTGTTAGGTTTAACGCACACAAACACACACAACACAATAAAAAGAAAAAACAAAAACAAAAGAAAATGTTAAAACTAACAAAAATAAAAATCTAATAAAATTAAAAATGTATAATGGTTCGCACCAAGAACAACCAAATCAAAATCAAAATCAAAATCAAAATCAAGAACAAAAACAAAAACAAGAATACATAGATACCTCAATTAATGACGTTCGCAGTCAAAAAGAGTTCCAAGACATCGGTTTTTCGGGTCATAAAAAAACCGATGTGAAAAAAGAGCTCATGAACGCACTCATTCAATCCAAGCACGAACCCGCCTGTTATTGGAGTGCAGAACTTATTTGCGCGGGACATTATTACGAAACCTGGGAAATATTCATTCTTTTCTTTTGCAAATATATTCACATCAGTAATCCTAAACTCTGTATTTATTTAAAAAAAAGATGGCTCAATTTCAAAAGTCTTTTAACCAACGGATACACAGAAATGGAATTATTTGCACGCAATGATAAAAAAATCCGAAATTTATATTGCGAAGTGGTTTGTGTTTTGTGCAATTCTAACAAAAACCACTTAATTAACGGCATAAAAATAAGTGAAGCAGATTTTGAGGTGAAAAGTATGCAAGAAAAATTGGTGTCTGAGGATGTGATACATATCAATCATTTATTTCGTACCAAAGATCCCCGTGAGTTATTCATGGCATACAATGAATTCTTTTACCATTTACAAAACAAACATCCCCGTAATGCATGTTATTGGATGGAATGGATAATGTCTTTTGAGCGAAAACTGGCTATGGATAAAAATTCGCTCAAAAGCGAACGCCGAAATTTCCAAGAAGTGGAGACAAAGTATCAAACCGATGTTGTGTGGATGATATGGGATGCTTTTTTCAATGAAGCCATTGAAAAAAGCATTTCCACGGCACATCAAATTATTCAGTCTTGTTTGTCTCTTTTTGCGATAAAATACACCAGTAGTCGCTATAATAAATATAAATTAATGATGTATTTTTTGATACAAGTGCTAACAGAACCCGAAATGCAAAGCATGAAGACCGAAGTGATACCTAACAAACAAATACTTCCGTATTTGTTAGAAAACTTGACCCACATTTATGCTCAAATTAAGAAAAATGAACGTTCTCCACGCATGGAATATTTGCATACAGAGGGAACGAAATCTAATCTGTCAAAAACGATTGAAAATATAGAAATGATGAATGAAATTGGATTTTAGAAACCTAACAAAAAGAAAAAGAAAATACTGCGTAAAATATATTAAAAACAAAACCTCAATTACAATAAGTAATGTCAAACAACGTTCCCTATCCCCCGTATCAGCCCAAAAAGTTGGCTAATGGAATGCCAAACCCCAAGTATGTAGATTTAACCAAGGAAGTCGACCCTCCGTTGGAAGGACAGGAATGGAGTGTCTTTACATTCATTAGTCCCGAGAAAATCCTCAAAGACAAGCATCTATTTCAGTTTGAGAGTTTTGTAAAGAAATGGGAATTCTCCAAAAAGATGCAAGCCTACACCCAGTTTATCAATTTCATTTCTTTCAAATATAACCTGTCGGCAGAGGCTCTCAACAATGATTTTGCAGATTTTTTGCGTGAGGAGGGCGCGAAACTGACGTCTGGTTCCACTGTGGAAGATGACTATAAGAGTTTTATGGAAAAGCACGGCGAGCGGATTAATAAGGAGTTTGATGCCAAGCATAATTTCCAGACATCTGTGCGTGCGGTGAAAAACAGCGGCAATTTCAAAACCGAAGCAGAAGCGCGAGAACGTGGTAAATTCATTCGTTCCCTGTTTCCTTCGCACACTACGCGTGTAGGACGTGTGGGCGAATTTGGAATGTGGGACCCCGAATACAAGGATGGTGGCGACGTAGAATATATGGATGATGAACTGAACCGCTTGGTGCATGAGAAGGAAAAGAATGCGGCGATTTCCAAAGCAGCGTTTGATACGCGTGTCAAGGAGACCAAGGAAAAGGCAATTCAGGATAACATTGAAAAGGCCGAGAAGTCGGGCAATGTATTGACGCAGAATATTGATGAAAAGGGCGAATTGTATTCTGTGACGACGCAGGAGACAGAACTGAGACAGATGGCCGATGGTGAAGGCAATGTTAGTGCAGCAGATGTTCGCAATGTGCTGTTTGAAGGCGATAATGTGGTGATGGATAAGAACACGGATAAAGGACAGAGCTTGTTGCTAAGCGGACCTTTGGCTACCAACGGACCTTTGGCTACCAACGGACCTTTGGCTACCAACGGACCTTTGGCTACTAAGAAGGAGGAAGAAAATACCAGTGCTAGTGCAGCAGCAGATGATAATGTGTAAAACAAAAAATAATAAATAATTAAACAATGAAACAATAAAACAATAAAAATTAGGTTAGTATACTTATATGCTCTATTAGTGTAGTGGTTAGCACCCAAGACTTTGAATCTTGTGTCATGAGTTCGAATCTCATATAGAGCTACTTTACTTTTCATAAATATATAATAAACACTTCACACATTTAATTTTTGCAAATTGTAAAAATTAAAATCAAAAAATAATTATTGAATAACAGCCAAAATAAGAGACAATTCTGTTTTATCAATGTTGGTTAAACTCGACCCCTTTTTCAAAAATACATGCAATCGTTGTTGCAGATATTGCATCACCATTTCCCGACTATAAAATGCATGTTCCGGAGATATGGTGATAAATTGATTTACATAACTATTGGAAAAATTATGGACGAACTTCGAATGGCTTCCGCCTTTGTTCGCAGGATAATTATACCAAATTTGCGCGATTTTCGTCAATGCATCCAGATTAACATGCGTTCCAATAGCGTCATCACAACCACGTAATAAATCCACATAAATAAGCTTAAATGTTAGTAAATAATTCACCTCAGCAGAACTAACAACACTTGGAATAGAAGCCATTTTGGCAGTCCATGATTTACATTCAGAATAAAATACGGCATCCTTTTCTGCAACCTTCTTTTGCTCTCCCCCTTGATTATTCTTATTCTTTTGCTCTTCCCTTTGCTGATGTTGCTGAGCATTATATTTTTCAGCCCTTTCTTCTTGTTCGCATTTCTCATATTTATCACATTTATCACATTTTTTGTTTTCATATTTTTCATCTTTGTTAGGAAAATTAAAAACAGAAACAGAAGTTTCATCCAAAGATGAATGTGTTTCTAAATGTTTGGACAAAAATACGCGTGCCTCATTAATTTCCTTCATTTTTCGATTGGCTCGCTCTGCATTATCGGCATTTTTATCTGGATGCCAACGAAGGGCTTGTTTTTTGAATGCCTGTTTAATATCCTTGCTGGTATAAGTGCTTTTTTTGGTGATGTCTAATTTAAGGGCGGCCAAATAAACATCCATTCATCTATCTTATTTATTTCTTTTTCTTTTGTTTTCTTTTGTTTTCTTTTGTTTTGTTTTGTTTTTATTTTTAATTTTGTTAGTAAAATAGAAATAAAACATTATAAGAATTAATTATCCATCATTCATCATCCAATTACCTAACAAAAACACGATAAACCCAAAAGAATGGAAAATGTGCGAATCTTTCCCATTCTTTTTAAATTAAAAGACAATCAAAAATGGTATTCATGGAAGATTGAAATTGAAGCAACGCAACAAGAAAATAAACAACACATTTTTATAACAACATATCACGGCGAAGAACACGGCAAAAAGGTAAAACATTCAAAAGAAGTAGAAGCCGGAAAATGCGGACGCACCTGTTTAGAACAGGCGGAACAGGAAGCCAACCGAAAATGGATAAACAAAAGAGATAAGGAATTGTATAGTGAGCGTGTCGATAATGCAATAAATGCAATCAATCCAAACCCAACTAGAAATCAAATTGTCGTGCGACCCATGTTGGCACAAAAGGTAGAACTTAATAAAAAGGGTGGTTATTCCATTCCTTTTCCAGCAATGGCCCAGCGAAAGTATGATGGAATAAGGTGCATCGCACATTGCGACCAGAACGACAACACCATCATTTTGGAATCACGCAAGGGAACACGACTAGTTGGATTTCAGACTTTAACCAAAGAACTCGAATATATTTATTCCCAGTTGCCGAGCAATATGAGACATCATATTTATTTGGATGGTGAGTTATTTACCGACAGAATCGATTTCGAAACAATCTCCGGTTTAGTGCGAAAAAATAAACCAACACAGCAATCAAAACAGCAATCAACACAACAATCAAACCAACAATCAAACCAACCAACACAGCAACAAACACAACTAACAAATCAAAAAATAAAAAAGCCAACGGCAATTCAACAGAAAAAAATGGAAGAAGAACGCGATAATCAAATCAAAAAGGAATGGATTGATTTTCATATTTATGATATGGTGAATTTGGCTGACCCAAACCAATCGTTTAACCATCGTTTGCATTATTTAGAAACAGCCATTCCTTGGTCTAAATTATTAAAATGCAAATTGGTTGAGACTTTTACCATTGACACCTTGGAACGCGTAAAGCCACTTCACGACCAATTTGTAGCCGAGGGATACGAAGGAATTATGTTGCGGGACGCCAATGGTTCGTATCAAATCAATAAGCGAAGCAAGTATCTGCAAAAATACAAGGAATTCATGGACGAAGAGTTTCAAATAGTCGGCTTTCACGAGGGAACGGGCAACGAAAAAGGTGCGGTCGTTTGGGACTGCAAAACGAAAAAAGGTCAGCCATTCGCGGTGAGACCCAGAGGCACATTTGAAAGACGCAAGGAATTATTCCAAGATGTAGCTGCAAATGTGGGAAGTATGCTAACAGTAATTTTTCAAGAATATAGTGCGGATGGTGTGCCAAGATTTCCCGTTGGAAAAAGTATTCGTCCTAAGGATTTGTAATTTTATTTTGAATAAAATGAAATTATTTAAATCAATATGTTATTGTATATGCAAAGTAATAAATTAAAATTAAACACAAAAAACAAATAAATCAATTTTTCATAATATAATGATTTATTTTAAATGCTCTAAAAATAACAATTCATAATATTTTACACATTTTTCATCGTTATGTAAAGGTATTAGAGTAAATATTAAACTTTTTGTAATTATTTTCATATTTTCAAAATCTTGTTCTGAAAACTTATCAATAAAATAATTTTTAAAAATGGATATTATATTTTCTTTATAATCATTATCAATAATTTTAGATAGTAATATTTCATCATAACCAATGATTGATTGGTATATTTTTGCCCAATCGTATAACCAATCTCCATATATTGTTAATTTATCTCCCATTTTGCCTCGCATATCTATAAATTTAATTTTACCATAATTATTGATTATTATATTGGTAAATACTGGATCACCATGTATCACTTTTTTTTTACCCAAGTTGTTTTCTTCATAGTGTTCTAATTTTTCCAATATTGTTTCATACATATTTTTGCTATTTTCAAACAATGAATAATCATAATTGTTATATCTTTTTTTTAATTTTAAAGCATAATTTTCATATAAATTAATACTATCATTACCATTCTGAATAACACAATTTTGAATTCGATTTATACTGTTTAAAATGTTGATAAATATATTTTCATTTAACATTTTGGACAAATATAAATCTGTAATAGTTACTCCATTTATTTTTTCTATTGTAATAGTAGTTTCATTCCCTGATATATAAATAGGAAACATATCTTTTAAATCCGTTGGAATATTTTCATAATAATAGTGTTCTCCTTTTAAATCCCCCTTTTTAATTATTGTATTGAAACTATTTATGTCGATAGTATGAAAATACCTCGGTTTAATTTTATTGTTGTAATATCCTAATTCTTTTTCTAAGTCATCAAAACAGTTTATGGCTAAATCATCAATGTAAAAATCAGCATATGGTTTCCCGAAATATATTTCGTCATATGGAATGTCGAATTTATCAAGTGTTTCAAATGTTATTTTACCAATGTCTGCATTTATTTTACCTATGTTTCCATTGTGTGTTTTCATTCTTCGTGCAGTGTAGATAATTATAGTATTACCAAAACGTTTTAGATATTTTAAAAAATCAATATTTTTTTGAATTGGTTTTACAGATGTATAATCATTTCTAATAGTGGGGAAAGACACAAGTGTATTATCCAAATCAAAACAAATTCTTTTATTTTTAATTACAATTTCATTATTAAAGCAATTTTTATAAGGATAATTATTATAAAAAAATTTTAATTGTAAAGGTGTCCCTAGACATATAAAATTTGAATGTAATATAGTCTGATTTTTAAAAATTTGACCTTCCCTTATCATTTCTTTTATCACACCACTTGTATAAAATTCGGATTTTTGAGTTATATTTCCTTCAATAATTTTGGATGTATATTTTTTTAAATTACGAATTGAATTAAAACCATAAGCACCAGTGCAAGCATTATTGGAAATTTTGTCCTTTTCTTTTATGTCTATTATTTCATTATTTTCATTTATTTTTACATAGGAATATATTGGATTTTCATTTGTATCTTTAAATGAAAAAATACAATTTTCACCTTTCCATTGTGAAATTATATCACACGTATAAAAATTATCGCTATCTAAACACAATACTGGAATATCTCTTTGTTCATTAAGATTATTTATACCAATATTAATTGTTTCTGCTGCCCCTCTTGTGTTATTTTCTAGACAAAGAAATTTAAATTTTATTTTAGGGTGATTCTTAATCAATAAATCCTCTAATCTATAATTTTTGTATTCTTTATTATATGGAATAAATATGTAATCAATATTATCAGTATTTAAGTTATCCAATAAGTATGATATTATTTCGGGGAGGAGATTGAGAGGAGAAACAATTACTTTAAAAAGGAAGAAGAAGATTGAAGCCATTGGTGCCTCTCAGGGTGATTGAAGAAGACTGTTGATCACATTTGTTCTTGTTGTGTGATGAAGTGTGGGAGATATTATAGATTTTCCATAAACATTAATTAATGCTTTAGGATTTTTATAACCATTTTCTTTAAATCTTTGTCCAATACCACCAATTGGGATAATTACTATCATTTTATTTTATATTTATAACAATAATATTTAAGTTAATTTTTACCAAAAACAAATTAAAAATCAATTTCTTTCAATGCGTTAATCACACTTTCATCCAAATTTGTAGGAAATTGTATTTGAAAGATGATAACAAGTGCCCCAGTATAGCCGTCGCGCCCAATCCCCAAACCAGGGATTTTTTTAATGTATCCCGTGGAAATAACCCTTCCTGTATTATTAATAGTATAATTGGTACCATTCAAGTGATGTATAACAAAAGAAAAACCACATAATGCTTCTTTCACTGTTATTTTCTTTTCATACACAAGGTCTAATCCATGGCGTTTAAAATCGGGATGTTCAGCATTATTTAATTGGATGAATACTTTAACATCTCCCTTGCAGGTTTCATGCAACACATTTCCCTTGTCCTCAAGAATAATGATTTCGTTTTCATCAATCCCCTTTGGTACATTCACATATAATATTTCAACCTCATATTTTTTCACCCCTTCTTCCATTATCCACCGCTCAATTTCCAAAGGCATCAGTGCTCCTGAATACATGTTATCATAAGAGACATTCAAAGTGCAATTAAGAGCAGTCGGTTTTTCCACATGATAAAAGGGAGGAACATCAACATGTGATGCAGACATGTGGTGATGGTGGTGGCGTTCACTATCTAAACCAACACCATTGGATGTCCCAGGATTGCTGGATGCTGCTGCCGCCGCCGCTGTGGTCGCCGCAATAAAATCTTCGAATACAGACACTAATTTTTCTTTTGAAATTCCTTTTTTTCCATTTTCAGAACGGCCATTGCCATTTTGGTGGCGGTCATTGGCTCGTGCAGTAGCCTTGGCAGAGGAAAACAAATGAGCGAACAAATTGCCAATTCCACCAGCTTCGTCTTCGGCAAATAACGGTATATGCAAGTCGCGAGATAAATCATAATTTTTTCGCTTTTGTTCGTCCCCCAAGACTTCGTATGCCGAGGAAATCTCCTGAAATTTTTTCGTCGCAGTGGGGTCGCCTGGGTTTTTATCGGGGTGATATATCATGGTGAGTTTTCTGTATGCTTTTTTTATGTCCGCTGCGGTAGCTGTTTCGTCTATGTTTAAAATGGTATAGTAATCAGGTTCTTCTTTTTCATTTATTCCATTCATTCCATATATATTTAGTTGAGTGCATTATTTTTTAATTGTTTTCGAAACATACAAAAAATATAAAATTAAATATAAAATTAAATATAAATTTAAAAATGAAAATAAATTTTATTAAAATGAAATTTATTTAATTAACATATTAATTAATCAATAACAGACAACCAGACAATCTGTCATTTTCAATTTCAATATAATGGAAAAGGTCATTGCAAAGCGAGAAAAGTGTGGTGACAATCATGGCTTTTTAGTTTCGGCGATGTTTGTTCCCGTTCGCAAATGCATTAAGAAGCATTACATTTATGGTTTTAACTCTTCCAAGCGTCGTTATTGCAATTCGCATATGACTACCCATGCTGAAATTCAAGCACTCAATAATCTGCGGTATCACTTAGCCAAGCATCGCATAAGACAAGTAAAAGCGGATTTGCATATTTTTCGAAAGACGCGTGATGGAAATCTGTCTTCTTCCGCACCATGTTATCACTGCACTTTGGAACTGGCCATATCTAAATGTGTTGAAATTAGGAATTTGTATTATTATACCAATGATGGAACATGTATAAAAGAACCTTTCAAACATTGGCTGGGAAATATAAGCGAATGTAAGCACATAAGTCGGTCAAAGATACGACGATAATAAATAAAATATGGATGCGAGTGTGTGTGTGTAAAAATAAAAATAAAAATCAAACTTTATACAATAGAAACTTACAACTTACAACTTATCTCCTACCAGTCAGTCATGTTTAAAATGCGTAGAATTTATGGGGAAAACACCCCTCGCAACCGCCCCACACAAACAGGAGCACCCGCTAATCGCAATCGAAATCGCGCCATTGTTCCAGAAACCATTTTTTTATTCACCAATGCTCGGGATGAACCCGCCATTTTAGAATGGGCGTTTCACCATTTATTGCTGGGATTTAGCCATGTATATATTTACGACCATTTATCCAAAATTCCTATTCAAACTATTTTGAGCGACTTTGCGAAACAACATCCCGAATATCAATCATTAACTAATCGTATTATAGTAATTCGTATTAATTTAGACCTTTCACCAACTGCATCTCCTAACAAAAATCAAATAAATTCAAATCCAACCAAAACAAAAAACATAAAAATCCCTCTTATGAATTCAGCATTGGAATACAGCATAGCCCAAAATGCGGACTGGATGCTCTATTTAGATGCGGATGAATTCATCAGCATCAACACAGCCACATTTAAGGAAGACAACCCGATACAGCAACTCTTGTCGCTCTTTTATTTTGCCGATACATTGGCTATTAATTGGCTCATGTTTGGCTCCTCTAATCACGAAACACAGCCCGAAGGGTTGATAATGGATAATTTCATTCATTCAGACCGAAAATTGAATGCTCACGTAAAGACATTTGTTAGACCCCGGTACGTCCAACAGGCATTTAATCCGCACTATTTTCCAGCAACAAATCCTAATCGTGCTTTTGCAGCGACAGGAAATACAATGGATGCGATGACGGCGTTTAATCCTGTGGAAATGGAGTTTCAAAATGCCCCAATATATATAGCCCATTATGTGGTTCAGTCCAAGGCGGAATTTATGCGTCGCAAAGGTCGGCCGATGGACGACGGAACTGGGAATAAATCGGGAATGTATGCACCCGATGTCTTACATGTGGTGCATAATGAAGTGGAAAATACACAATTGAGAGATAGACATGCAGAGGCGGTTCGTGAAATACTTACCAGTGATTAATTGGCTCAACTCATGCATCCCCATTTGATACCTCCTTTTTTGCTTTTACCTTTACCTTTTCCTCCTTGTCTTTTAACTCGGCATTTTCGTGTGTGTTTATGTTTGTGACGACATAGTTTCTTCCTATGACGTTTTTTTGTTGCTGACTTTTTATAATTATGCTTACGCTTACGTTTGCCTCCACTTTTGGTTCCCACCAAGCCATCATATTCACTATTAGCCATAGATTTCGCATACAATTCCGTAATGGCTGCCGAATTTTGGTTGGGTGGAATAGAACCAGCAGGAACGGGATAGGTTGGAGGAAAGGTTTGTGGTTTAATTCCGGTTTCGCCACTACCACCCATTTTTTTTCTTCTTTTTTTGCTTTTATTATGACGGCGACGGCGACTACCACCTGTTCCAATTAACGACATTTGCTGATTTACCGCATCAGCCGTATTTTGTTGCCCTGTTTTATAAATGCTTCCTTGATGCAAAGGCGCAATTGGAGCTGGCTCTAATTGTAAATCGGGTTTCGAATTACTCATTTATTATATATAAATATTTACAAATATATAACACAATAATAAATAAATAAAAATCACAACAATAAAAATAACAAAAATAAAAATAATAACAAACAAAAAATAAAAATGCTTTGGAGATTGCATTAATAAATAGGACAACGGTTATTCACTTGTTCCCATAAATAATTAATACTGCTGTAAAACATTTTTATAAAATAATTGAAGAATATCAGCATTTCCATTTTTGATTGAGTGGAATATGATTTATAGGGCGAAAGAACAGCAATCACATTAGTCATATCAATATCATTCATAGTATCTAAACTCATGCTGGTTGCCGTGCTTACATTTCCAAAATCTTTCAAATAAGAAGGCATTACATACGGAATATTCACCACATCATGTTCTCCAATGGTTGGAAGAATATTTGGCATTATATTTGTCTTTGGTTTAGTTTGTGTATTATCATTAGGTTCATAAAGTTTATCCAAGACTGGAATAACCTCATCAATAATTACAAATTGACCCCAGTCATCGCATAAATGATGTGTCGTACTTACCATCATTATTGAAATATAAATCTTACTTAACAAGAAAGAAATAAATAATTTGTTAGTTTGAATTATTGTAATATTACATTACAAAATCATAATTTATTCTTCATTTTTAGATGATGGCTTATTTTTGTCATTTTTAGTGTCCGCTCTATCACGTTCGCCATCGGCATCACCATTATTATTTTCACACTTAATTTTGAGTATTTCAAAGTATTTATTAATTACTGCCATTTCTATTTTTTCTTCCTGTTCTGCATTGGAAAATTGTTTCATAAAATTCCGTGCATTACGAACAATTTGTTTACATTGTTCAGGATGATGATTGCACCAAATTACTTTTTGTTTCAAATCACTGAAATCATCTTTGAGTAAAATATAATGATAATTGGGAATAAGTGTAGTTTTATTATTTGTATAAAATATTATAATAGGTAAACAATTATTTATGTCTATTTTATTAATAAAAAATTCTCCAGAATTTCATTTAGAAATAA